GATTACAAGCTGTTATAAACACAAATGATGAAGGAGTTTTAATGTCTTCAATGTTTAGAGAGATTGGAGCTACTCATTATGTACCATATCATTTAATATTAAAGTGGGGTGCGTTATATCATAGATATAAAAAACACATATTAGAAGGTGTGGATATTTTATCAGGTATAACTGAACCAATTGACACTAATTTGTTTTACGATTTAAATCAAAACAGAACATACTCCGTACCATTCACAGGAAGTACATCGGGAAACACAGCTAGTTTTAACGTTATTAGAGGAGTAAACCCGAAAGACTTTGGTTTTTATCCATACTATCATTCGATATTTCATCAAATAGTTAATGATTATACTTTCTATAATCCATTTATCGCAACGGGTAATACGATGTATACTGAAATGGTTAATAAAGGTGTTATAAAACCAATTTACAAAATTGGTGGCGACGGAGCTTGGAATTGGAGTGTTATGATTGATAACTCAAAGTACGATTCTAAAGACCAAAGATATACATTATTACCAGGTTCAGGACACGTCTATTCAAATCTAACAGGATTTAGTAGAAACGAACAAGATAATTTTAAAACCTATTGGTCAAACTATGACCAAATTTATATGGGTAATCAATCACCACTTTACAGTGGAGAAACTTTTAACCCACCAAGTCAATATATGGTAAAGAATAATTCGTTACCATCCATTTCAGCGAACAATAGAAAAATTGTTGATTTAATTGCAACATTCAAACCTGAAATATTAGATGTCTTTGAAGATATGTTCATTGAGTTTGCATCAGACACATTAAACGAAGAAGTACCTCAGTCAAAATATAAATTCAAGTACAACACATTTAAAAAAATACTTAAAGAGATAGTTTCAATACCAAAGTATTCAACAGACAATATTGACAACGCTCCTGGTATGAATGAATTTATGCTGAATGCTTATTGGAGACAAAAAGAAAAACTCTATCAAATAACCAATGATATATTAAGTAACGATAATTTGGTTAAGTTAAGTTTATCAAACCCTAAAGAAATTAATGCACACGTATTGGGCGGTTTCGCACAAGCGAACGTAGAAAGGTTCTCAACGGGAATTGCGTTTGATTCAGGACAAATTGATACTGAAACACAGAACTATATTAAACTATATCTTGGAGAAGATATGGATAACTATTATGAAGATTTCTTTAGATATAATAATGTCGAACTTAACGAAGAAAACATTAAGAGATTTAGATTCCTAATTTACATCTACGCAGGTTTTAGAAAGGCAGGGTATGGAATTAGTAAAGCAACTTTTATAACCTACTTAAGAGACAACATCATATTAAAAGATAGTGATGCATTTTCTAAGGTTGGAGGACAAGCAAATAGACTTGCGTTATTCTTAAAAGTATTAATAGGTAGATTCAGTACTCTGAAAGCGGATAATGTTGAACGAAGATTAAAGATAGATAGAGGATATAATGACGATATAATCAAATTGGAATTATATAATTTCTTTAAATCATTTAATGATAAGTGGATTGCGGGTAACTCTATCGGCCAAAGAAACTTATTAGAGGAGTTCTTATTTTTAGATAAGGCAAATGTAGACATTGGTGATTCTGTTTATATTGATATTAAAAAATTAATAGAAATTGGTGAACAGAGAAATTCTAAAAAACAAAACCTATACGGTACAATTTCAAATCTTATCTCAAGAACGGGATTTGATATGAGAGCGATGCCTGCTTATATCAATTTCTATGGAACAAATTATAATAACAAATCAAAGATAACACCATCAAAAACGGTTGCTAAAAATATATTTGGAACATTCTTGGAAGTGGATTACCAAGATTCATCACCTAAAATCATATTACAATACACAGGACCAACCTCCAAGTATTTGGAAATGAGTGAGGTAAACAAAAAGATGATGTTTAAGGATGATAGTTTTAACATCCAACAACCAAACAACAATCCTGTATTAATAGCACCTGAGGTGTTTAATACTATAGATTTCTTTAAATCTAATAAAGCGGTAGCGTTTGAGGTTAGTTTCGGTGACCAAAACCAAAGTATTTTTAAGGGTCTTGAATTAAATCAATCATCGGTTAAAAACACTTCGGAATCGTTTGCGGTGTTAGAAAGATTGGGGGCTAGTGAAACAGGTTCAAGTACTGCACAAATTGATATTGGATTATTTGACATTTATAGGTCACAATCCTATACTTGCGATGTTACAATGATGGGTAACGTTATGATTCAACCTACAATGTATTTCTATCTTAAGAACATACCATTGTTTAGAGGAACCTATTGGATTCAGGAAGTAAACCACAGTATTTCAAATAACAACATTCAAACAACATTCAAAGGTACGAGAATACCAATTACATCATTACCTGACCCTAAAGATTCATTTATGGCGAGTTATCGTGCGTTGTTTGATAAGATGGTATCTAAGGCGGTTGCAAAGGTTAAGGATGAAAATCAAAAACTTGCAAAGAAAACAAATAACGAAAAGGTCGTACAAGATAATAAGGGTAACACATATGTTTATGACCCAGGTACTAAAACGGTTAGTGGTGAGAAAATCATTGAGAATGCATCATCAACACCTTATGGTATATCGTACAATGGATTTAAAAATGAGAAGTACGTTCAGTTAGTTAAGTTTAACGATGAAGAGTGGTTGAGAGCTAACGTTACAATAATGGGAGGTAAAAACTATCCTATTAATAACGACATAGATATGGGATTTGTAAGTAGATATGAATTTATGTCAGGAAACACTAAAACAAGTAGTGTTGTTAAGTGGTCAGAACTTAGTCCTAATTCAGATAAAGATAAATTCTACTCAACTAAATTCTTGTTTGATAACACAGTAACACCTAATAATATTTTAGAAGGTAGTCCAAAAACTGAATTCTTTAATCCTGACCCTAAAGTCAATAAAAAAGTGACATTAGGATATAGTTATGATTACACCACAAGAAGATTTATCGGTCCGGTTAATACAGGACCTGCGGCTGGAATACCATATGGTATAGGAATGTCTAAAGCATTAATGGACGAACTCGGATTATTTGAGGGAGATGTTGTTTATTTCCGATTAATAAAATAAAATTTAAAAATTTCTTGATATTTATATAAAAAGATATGGAAAATTCAAAAATAAAAAACTCGGTGGACCAATTCTTAAACCCAAAAACTGTCAAGGGAACAACTCAAGATGGTATGGAAAGAGAAGAGTGTGATTTAGTGACTGGTGAGTGCTACATCATAAGGTCAAAAGACGGAATCGTTGAAAGAATCAATAAAAAATATATTACCGAAGACGGTAGACAATTATTACAAGACTAATATTATGTTAGAACAAAAATTAATGGAAGAGTTAAATCGTCACAGAGCGATTAACAAATACACACAGACAATGATTTTGGAACAAGATATGGGTGCAGACGCTGCAGTTCCTGCAATTCCACCGGCTGACCCATTAGCGGCTGCACCTCCTGTTGAAGGAGCACCTGCTGACCCATTAGCGGCACCACCTGTTGAAGGAGCACCTGTAGACGCCGCAGCCGCACCTCCTGTTGAAGGAGCACCTGTGGATGCTGCTGGAGGTACTGAAGAGATTGATATTACTGATTTAGTTAATATGACTAAAAATATCAAAAACCAATTAGATAGTACTAAAGATAATAACAATGACGTTATCCAAAAAATGGATGGTGTATTCAGTAAGTTATCTGATTTAGAACAAAAGTTGGCTCAAATGGATTCTGTGATGTCTAAGATTGATGAGTTAGGTAGTAGAATTGAACAAGTTAAACCAAAAACTCCACAGGAGAAATTGGAAATGCGTTCATTAGACTCATATCCATTCAATCAACACCCACAAGACTTCTTTAGTCAAAAACAAGAAGAAATGAGACAAACAGGTAAAAATGAATATGTTTTAACTAAGGATGAAGTTGAAAGTTACGGTAAAGAACAAATAATGAAATCATTCAACCCAGACCAAGACGATAATGAACCTCAGTACTAACGTTCAATTTTTATTAGAAGCACAGATACAATTTAAAATATTACATTGGCAAACCAAAGGATATTCTAGACATATTGCATTTGGAGACATATATTCATCTATGGATGAAAAGATAGATTCATTTGTTGAAGTCGCAATGGGTAAGTATGGTAGATTCACATTAAGTGAAAATGAAAGAACACTTAATTTACAGAATTTGTCTGAATTAGATTTAACTGTATTTTTAAAGTCTTTAAAATCTAATATCATTGGAATTGCGAATGGTTTGTCACAAGAAAAAGACACAGATTTATTAAACATAAAAGACGAGATTTTAGCGGACGTAAACAAATTATCGTATCTCTTAACGTTGGAATAAAATTTCCTGAAAATTTTTAAAGCCGGGTTTGACAATCCGGCTTTTTTTGTTTATACTTTAAGTATAGATAATTTATTATTTTAATTAAAACCCAATTATTATGTCAGTATTAGATTCGGTACTTGCTCAGTATGAGAAGACCAAAAACGCCGCAAGCGGCAGTGCAAACAAAGTATCCCAAGAGGATAGAATGAAGAAGTATTTCACAACAATCTTACCAAAAGGTGTAAGAAGTGTGGAAAAACGTATTCGTATTTTACCACCTGCAGATGGTGGAACTCCATTCGTACCTGTTAAATTTCACGAAATTCAGGTTGACGGACAATGGACTAAATTGTATGACCCGGCACAAGAGGGTAAACGTTCACCATTAAATGAAGTTTATGAAAGTTTAATGATGACAGGTGTACAAGAAGACAGAGACTTAGCAAGAAGCTATCGTTCTCGTGGTTTCTACATCGTTAAAGTTATCGACCGTGATAACGAACAAGACGGACCAAAATTTTGGAGATTTAAACACAACACAAAGGCTGATGGGGTATTGGATAAAATCCACCCAATTTTCAGAACCAAAGGTGATGTTACAGATGTCGAAAAAGGTCGTGACTTAATTCTTACATTATCTCTAACTAAGGCGGGTAATGGTAAAGAATACACAACAATCAGTTCAGTAATCCCTGATGACCCATCTCCACTACACACAGACCCATCAATTGCTCAACAATGGACAAATGATGAATTAACTTGGGCTGATGTTTATTCTAAAAAAGGTGAAGATTATCTTGAAATGGTAGCAAGAGGTGAAGTTCCACGTTGGGATAGTGAAGCAAAGAAATTCGTTTCAAACTCAACAGGTGAAGCAACTATCGGAACATCTACTCCGTCCACACCATCTACTCCGTCAGTAACTTATACTGACCCACAAGATGAGGAAGAATCAAATGACGATTTACCGTTCTAAATAATTTAAGGGGTGGTGAAATATCCACCCCATTTTTAAAAACAAAACAATGGCAGGTATTAAAAAAACAGATTTTTCGGCAATCAAGAAGAAATTCTCGAAAGAAGCCGAATACAAACCAGACCGTTTCTTCGATTTGGGTGATGCCTTCTTGGAAGCCACAGGTTTACCGGGTCCTGTAATGGGACATATCAATATGTTATTAGGACATAGTGATACGGGTAAAACAACAGCGTTAGTAAAGACTGCAGTTGATGCTCAAAAGAAAGGAATTATTCCTGTGTTCATCATTACAGAACAAAAATGGAGTTGGGAACACGCGGAGTTGATGGGATTCGATAGAGAAGGTGATTATCTTTTCAATAGTGACTTTGAATACATTGAACAAATCACAGATTATATCAATGAATTATTAGACGCGCAACAAAAGGGTGATATTCCTCACGACTTACTTTTCCTTTGGGATTCAGTTGGTTCAGTTCCTTGTAAAATGACTTTCGATGGTAAAGGTGGTAAACAACACAATGCATCAGTTTTAGCTGATAAGATTGGTATGGGAATCAACCAAAGAATTTCAGGTTCAAGAAGAGCAGATAAACCTCACACAAGTACATTGGTTATTGTTAACCAACCTTGGGTAGAATTACCTGACAATCCTTTTGGACAACCAAAAATTAAAGCTAAAGGTGGTGAAGCCATTTGGTTAAACTCATCATTGGTATTTTTATTTGGTAATCAAAAAGGTGCGGGTACCACTAAAATCTCAATCACTAAAGATAAGAGAAAAATCAGAATCGCAACACGTACTAAAATCTCAATCAGTAAGAACCACATCAATGGTGGCGGATATGAGGACGGACGTATCTTGGTAACTCCACAAGGATTTATGCACGGTAAGGACGACACTGAAGAGAAACGTTCTATCGAAGAGTACAAACGTGATAACAGCGATTACATTAGTACACAATTGAAGGTTAACGTTACTGACCTTGCAGATGCAGAAGTTGTAACAGAAGAAGAGTAATCTATAATAAAAATTTAAATGTCCGTTCTACTTGTTGATGGAGACAATTTACTTACGATTGGTTTCTATGGTCTCAAAAACCATTACTATAAGGGCAAACATATTGGAGGAATTTATCATTTTATCAATACTCTTAGAAGAGCGTTTGAGATATATCAATTAGATAAAATTGTAGTGTTTTGGGATGGGGAAGATTCCGCAATCCTAAGAAAACAAATATATCACCAATACAAAGAGAATAGACGAAGTAGATTAAGAACTGAAGAGGAGGTTGATAATTACAATTATCAAAGAACAAGAATAAAACAATACCTTGAAGAACTTTATGTTAGACAAGGTGAATACAAAAATTGTGAAACCGACGATTGTATTGCGTACTATGTTCAAAACTCCCCTAATGAAAAAAAGATTATTTATTCTTCAGACAGAGATTTAGCACAACTTGTTAATGAACATACTCAATTATTTAATCCTTCACACGGTAAATTATACAAACCGAAGGATACAATTGAATACGACCACGAAACAATTTTAATTGAAAATGTAAAATTAATTAAAATCTTATGTGGTGACCCTTCAGACAATATTTCAGGGATAAAGAATATGGGTATTAAAAGACTCATATCTCTTTTTCCTGAGATAAAACACACACCCCTCACACTTTCAGAAATTAAAGAAAAAGGTAACCTATTATTTGAACAAGATAAAAATAATTGGTTGGTTAGAAACCTATTAACCGGCGTCACCAAATATGGTGTATTCGGAGAAGAATTTTTTGACATCAATGATAGAATAGTGAATTTAGATGTTCCATTTTTAGATGACGAAGCTAAATCACAGGTTACCCAATTAATAAATGAAAATTTGGACACTGAGGGGAGGTCATATAAAAACACAATGAAAATGATGATGGAGGACGGGATATTCCTCCTATTACCTAAATCAGATGATAAATGGATAGTATTTTTAAATCCATTCCTAAGATTAACCAGAA